GACGAATTGCTGCGTCAGTCAATGCAGTTGCGTTACCAGCACCAGCACCGCCTACGAAGGCTGTAGTGCCATCACCGCCGATGAAGGCAGTAGACGGACCGGACACACTGTAGTCGCCAGTAGCGCCAGCAGCGTGAGTACCTTGGAAGAGACGACCGATCTGGATAAGATCGCTGTCAACCTGGGTAGCAAGAGCGTAACCAGCATCTTCCGTGTAGAAACGACGAAGAGAAGCAAGCGCCTGAACTTCAACGATGTCCTCGATGAGGCGTGAGTATTCGTAGTGCTTGTTGATGCTGACCTGTACTTCTGACTCAACGTTAGCCTGAATCGTAACAGCAGTGTTAGCTGCCTTAGCAAAGGCTGCGCCACGGGTGGGGCTAGGAATATGAAGCGTATCACCTTTCTTACCACGCATCGTCATCTTGTTGACGAGGTTCGCCATAACAAGATTCTTTTTGTAGGAAGCGATGATTTCGTCTGACCAAATTTCTGGGATAAATTTATCCGCATTGGTCTTGTTAACAATGGAGGAACTACCTCCAGGATAAGCTGCTGATGCCATTTTAAGTCCTTTAAGTTAAGTTATCGGACCCTACCTTCGTTATATGCTGAGATGATGTCATCTTGTAAGGACATATAACGCTCAGGGTCAGTCATTTGGAGCCGAATAAGATCTGCTCGACGATATATTTTCTTGCTCGTTTCACCAGTAGCGCCATCAACGGCTACGGTAGCTGCTTTTAGTGTTTGATTACGTTGATCCTGTAGTTGCTGTGCTGCTTGCTGAACAGTGTCCTGTTTAGCTTTCTTCAGTGCTTTGAAGTTAGACAACAACTCATTTGCTGAATCAAAATCAAACTGCTTATCTGCTGCTGCGTAGAGTCTCTGACGAACAGGTGACTCATTAACCCAACCAGCAAACTCTGGATCAGCGATCACTTGAGTATAATCTGGATGTGTTTGAGCTAGCCTGTTTGCTGTTTGCATCCTAGCCATTTGTGCTGCTGCTTGCTGGGCTTGCATCACTGCTGGATGGGAGGAAACCGCTTTATTTACTGCCTTAACAGGATCGGCAAAGAAGTCAGTATCATCTTCGACGGCTTTAACAGGTTGTTCCTGTGGTGTGATTTGTCTCTTGATGAGTTCATCAGCGAGTTTACGTACTTCACCAACTTCCTGTGCTTGACGACCAATAAGCTTTTCAGCTTCTTGATGCATCTTAATAATGTCATCCAGTGATTTACCCTTATACTTCTCAGGGATCGCTGGTTCTTCAGGTGTTGGTGGAGCTTCAGCCTTTACTTCTTCAGCTTGAAACTCGTCTTGTACATCATCAATAGAATCTACAAATTCAGCCATCTGCTTCTCCTAGTCGGGATAACCCAATTGTTAGGAATTAAAAGGAATCTAAGCTACCCTTCATAAAAGGACTTAGATCTTGCTACTTTAGTTGCCTGTTCGTGAACCGTAGCCCATCGACTATAAGCAGTTGGAAAAGCTCCAGTGATACCTTCTAGTTTGCTTCTCGGTGCTGCTAGTTGTCTATAAGCTAGTTTGTCACAATGTGGGCATTGCACATATTCAACAGAATGATCAACAAAGTGTTCGCTTAGATGTCCATCTTCGCATTGAAAATCATTCATTAATCTCATTCGTTATATCCTCGTAGGCTTTTTCCCAGACTTGTTCCATCGTCAGGAGCCAATCTAAAGCTTTAATTTGACCTTTACGCTCTTGCAATTCATTACCATCAGAGATGGTTGTAATGTCAGCAACAGCGTTTCTGTATTCTTTAGCGTCTTCCAGAAGTGTTTTCCATCCTGGATGACTCATTAAATCAAATCGTTCTTCGTAGTACTTTGTAAGTTTTACTTGATCCATTGTTGTTATTATACCACACTTTTTTTAATTTGTCAAGTCAATTCATCATATCTTGTTTACTTTGTTCTTTGACAATGTTTAGCTTATTGTCAATGTCCTTTTCTTTAAGTAGTAGTTCAGCAATCTTTACACGTCTTTCAAACTCTCTGTTAGGGTCATCAATGTTAGTAGAGGCTGCCTGTACTACATCAACTTTAAGCTTCTCAGGCATCAATTGAGCCTCCATAGCGGCTTTCTGAGCCTCTGCTGTAGCTTTCTGTGCTCTAGCTTGTTTTTCCTGTACAGAAGCCTGTGCATCCGCTAATTGAAGCTGTGTAGCCTGCATTTGAACCTGTTGTTGCTCAGGATTAGGCTGTGTTAGCTGCTGAAGTTGCTGTAATAGGCTTTCACGGTTAGGTAATGACGAGTATTCAACGATACCTTGCAGCAATAACGGTACAATAGGGCTGTTTGGTCCTAGTGTAGACATCATTGCCATCATTTGAGCCTGTTCAAACTCTCTAGCAACCATACCCAGAGTACCTGTTGGGATAAATTCAAAGTCTTTTACAGGATAACGCTCTGGTGCAAACTGCATATAGCGCCATGCAGCCTTTTGAACGAACGGAATAAGGAAATCTTCTTGGAAATTGACCAATGAACGTTTGTTTTTCTTGATGATACCGCTAACAGCCATGGCTAAACCAGCTGCTGCTGCGTCTCCACCACTAACTTGAGCTGGTAAATTAGCTGTGTCAAGGGTTCCTGTAGCCTGTAGCATCATTCTTTCGAAGATTTGAGCTGTTTCGATGTTAGCTTTGTCTGTAACACCGAACTTAAAGGGCTGTAGGATCTCTTGAGGGTTACCATTGACAAGAATATTCTTACCAGGACGTATCTCAAACTTCTGTCCACGAGGCATTCTAGAGGCATCTATAGCCATCATAGGGGCTGCTGTAAGCCCTAAAGAGTCAACATGGCTACGAATCTGTGCATCCACAGCCTTTTGCATGTTGTAGGCCTTCTCAGCCGTTCCACGACCCCAGAAACGACCAGGAACACTGTCAGCTTGGTAAGCAACAACAGGTCTGTCTTGCATCATGAAAGGGTTTTCTTCACCTTTCAGGAGTACTTCACCGTTAGCAATAACGATAAGAGCCTCTACCATCTCTGAATAGAGTTCATCGTCTGTTGTTGTACTATCTTCAGGGTTTTCTAGTAGCTTCTTAGGTACTAAGCCATAGTAACGAAGTAAGAGTACTTTGTCTTGTTGATAGTATGTTAGATCCTGATTAGGCTCTAGATCTGTATCTAAGTAAGCATCACCAATCGCTACTTTCTTATAAACACCATCTTCCATGCCTTTGATAACAGCATGTCTTCCGACATACTCTTCAATAGCACAACCCATCGCATCATCAATACTTGTTGCGTTAGGATCAATTAAAAAGTTACGTGGATTGATTGGTTTTAAGTCTACGGACACTCTGTACGATGTATTAACACCGATCATCCTCAGTCCAGGCTGTGCTGTGGGCTGTGTTGCTGGTGCTAGGTTCTTCTTTTGTTTTACAATCAATTCACCGATACCAGTGCCATAGACCTCAGCTAAGGTCATAACTTGACCAATGTTCTTACGTACTTTATCTTTCTTAAAGTCTTCAGACAATAAAGACTTCATGGCTTCAACGTCTGTCTTGTCTTGATCACTGACATCATCACTGATATCAAAGAACACACCTTTAGCGAACACAGCTTCTTCTAGATCAGCTTGTTTGTTATCTACTGCTTGCTGCAGTGCTGGTGAAATCAGTTTAGAACGTTCAGTGCCTCTGGTCTTATCTTCATCAGCCCAAAGACCACGCCATAGACGTTCATACTCGTCCCAACGCTCTAGGAAGTTTTCATCTCTGTAGTTACGCCAATCGTTACATCGATCCATAACAAATGCTACAAGAGCATTCTGAGGAGAGATTTCAGATTCAAATTTCATTGTCACCAACCTATCGTAGTGTCTAGGACTTCATACTCTTCTTGGTCCAGATTCTGATTCCAATCCGCTACTTGAATCTGGTCAATGTAACTTAACGCATCAATTAAGTCATCATGTGTCTTAGGATCAGGGAACTGCATAAGTTGATCTACAAACTTATTATTCCAATCACCTTCATTCAACACAATCCTACCGTGTTCAAAGCGTCCCTGTAATGACCAAACAATCCTATCTGCTTTCTTCTTATTACCGTGTGTTAGCTCTTCAATGCGAGGATAATAATTTAATCTTCTCATCAAATCATTCATATAAGGCATCACTGCATTCTTCAGTGAACCTTTCTCAATCCCTACTGCATTAACTCTGTAGTCCTTTGCAGCCTTTAGAATCCTCACTGCTGTTTCTCGGACATCCCATCTACCGTGTTGAATGTCAGCAACCCACCAGCCTTTAGTATTGATCTTAACAATAGCTATCGCTGTGTCATCAAGCTTTTTATTCTTCGTTTGATTCGTCTGAGATGAATCGCTGAAACCACATAGATCCACCGCAATAAAGTAGTTACCTTCTTCCGGCTCTTCTTCACTGATCTTAATCCATTCATCTTTGAAGATCTCCGACTGTGCTGCCTCAAACGAAGCCATAAACTCTTGTCTAAAAGCAAAGCTAGACATCGAACCTCTAGCTGCTTCAATCTCTAAAGGATCTAACAATGGATTATCAAAGCTAGTGAAGTGCCAAGACTTGTAATCTTTATCTTTACCTGAATCACCTACTTTGTACAATTCATAAAAGTGATTCCTACCCATTGGTGTTCCAATGAACATTGCTCTACCCTTCTGATCCGCTAAAGCAGGTCTAAGGATTTGTTCGAACACCTGTGGCTTCATGTCTGCGTACTCATCCATCACTAAGTACTTCAAACTAACACCACGCATAGTCTCTGGTCTGTCAGCACCCTTTAGCGATATCATTGCACCGTTGATCAACGTAATCTGCATGTTATTGACATGACTATTCTTGATCACTGTATGGCCTAGCTCTAACAGCGTAGACCACATAATATCCCTAGCTTGTCCCTGTGTTGGGGCTACATACCAGACATGGCCTTTCTCAGTCTGTAGTGCCTCAATAATCAATGTCCAAGCAGCTAACCTTGATTTACCTGTACGTCTACCAGCAGCGATGATCTTAAACCTTGCTGGATCTTTGAAGACCTCTTGCTGCCAAGGAAGAAGAGATACCGTCAAATTACTCATTCTTCTTCTTTATCGTAATCAATTAGTGTAGTCTCAACGTCTACAGGCTCATGTTCAATCATCTCAACTGGTTTGTCGTTAATACCAGTGATGTTTATAGTGATTGCTTTAGCCCCTGATGCTGTTCCTTTATCCTCAAAGTAAGATACTGGAAGCATCCGATCCATACACATCTTAAGCGCTGCAATCTGATCCTTATCATTATCATCTAATGCTTTATGTACTATCTTTCTGATAATCGCATTAGAGTGTGTCAGCAACAGCGAAGCAGTGAACTCTTTAATCCTTGCTGCTTCTCCTGGTGGTCTACCTCTTTTCTCTCTCTTAATGTACTTCTGTACTTCTTCCTTCTTAGGACGACCTCTAGATCTCTTCTTTTTCGCAGGCACTTTCTTCTCTTCATTGACTGCCAAGACATCCTGGCTGACCGATGAAGGTAGCGAACAATCCTCAGTAGGAGAAGTAATTTTAATTTCTGACATCAGATCCCTCTATATAGTTTCTCTGCTGAAAGCAGGACTTTAGGGTGTATATAATTTTATGTATCTCTACAATGTAGTCAGTATGAAGTTAGTATGTAGTAAGTATAAAGTAAGTTTTATTTATTGTTTGTACATCGTCTGTTCATCGTTTCTACATAGAAGGGTATATTATAGCATATTTTTTAAGTTTTGTCAAGTTGTTTCTTTTTAACCAGCACAGAGTGTACTGACACCAGCACAGATTGCACAGTCTTTAGAGGCTATGGCGGGACTCCATTTACATGGTGTCAGAGGCTCCGCAGAGGCTTTATTACTAAGCTATTGATTTTATTAGATATTATTAGATAGACTGTTTAGTCTTTAGAGACTTCCATTTTAGCTTTTTTTGAGGCTAGGTAGCACCACAACATTTACACTACAACCACACCCCTCCCCCTATACTGCACTGCAACATATCCACAGGTTATACAGAGTTATCCACAGGATACAGCATAGTTATCCACAGCTTATCCACAGATATCGTAGAGTTATCCACAGGCTAGGTAGTTTACTGTATATCTGTACAGTCTGCACTGGATTGGTGCATAGGCTACGAAGGTTGCGGAGGTGTATCTATGAAGCACCCCACAGAAGTACTTCGAAGATACTTCAAAGCCTGCACAATCTGCACTGGTTCCACGTGAAACAATGTTGTATTCGAACAACACTACCGTTCATCCTTGGATATTGTCCGTTCGTCGGATAGGCCTGAAATGCCGTTGACAACGCAAAATCAGTTAGTTAGTATGCATACATCAACAACAAACCAGGAGTAAATCAAATGCTTTTAATCAGTAAGACATATGACGTAGTAACCGAAGAATCAGCAGAAGACGGTGAAACAGCGGAGGATGGCTTTGTGTTCGAATTCGAAGAATTCTCATTCAGAGACTTAGTTCGTCACTTACGTTACTTTCCGCACTTATCCAGTTCTGTCATTACACCGGACACTTGGGTATCATCGGAGAGTGAGCAGGATTACATGACAGGGGAATACAGAACAGAGCATCTACATTATGTTGGACCAGCTAATAAACAAAAGTACTGGGTAAAAGCTTTAAAGCTTGCTTTCAAGTAAACTTCAATCAATCACCACAAAGGATTAACTATCATGGCAATGCAGGCAGCAGAGTATAGTAAACCTCAAGTCAAAATCAGCGTTACGTCCAAGCTTGACGGCATTCGATCATGGTCACTTCAGGCACTAGATACATGTCCAGGTTCGAGGGCTAGCGATGGATCCTTAGTCGATGCTTGCAAAGGGTGTTATGCAACCACGGGCAACTATAATTATCCTAATGTCAAAGCACCAAGGATTCACAATCGTGAAGATTGGCAGCGTGATAGTTGGGTCGATGACATGGTCAAAGCTTTAGACGCTGATAGATACTTTCGCTGGTTTGACTCTGGTGACATGTACGCTTTAGGGTTAGCAGAGAAAATGCTTCAGGTTATGCAGCGTACACCATGGGTCAAGCACTGGTTACCGACTAGAATGCATAAGTTTACTAAATTTCAAACTATCATCGACAAGATGGATGCATTGGACAATGTTGTTGTCCGTAGATCATCGGATTCTATTGTCGGTGAGGTACTCGATGCACCATGGTCGAGCACTATAGCAACAAACTTTGATGCTGATAACATCAAAGTCTGTGAAGCATACCAGCACGAAGGTAAGTGCAATGGATGTCGTGCTTGTTGGGATAAATCAGTAAGCACTATTGGCTATATCGCTCATGGTGTTAAGATGTCAAAAGTAATCAAACTCAAAATCGCATAGGGATATCATCATGCTTAATAAATTATGGCAAGCTTACAAATTGGTGTACGTAGTGAAGAAAACTTCATCAACGAGGTTTATCACAGCGTACACTGCTAAGGGTAGAATCAACGGAATTATGATCAAACGAGGTTTTTTAAGATCAACAATACGTGTACCATTGTCCGGTGATGTTACAGTGTGGAATCATCATATTAAGACTGTGCGTCATCAACGTGTTAGCAGTAACCAATACATGAAAGGGTAATGTAATGGAAAACTTTAAGATTGTAGGCTATCTAGTCACGTACAAACTATTCTATGATGGTTTAACCCATATGGATAGATTCAATACACTATTTGATGCTGAAGAATGGGCAGACCGTAGTGAGCTTGCAGAGTACGTTATCAATCCCATTGTTGACCTATCAGGGGATTAAATGAAAGATGCCTTGATAGCTGTATCAATCATTGCCGTAAACGTCTTTGTGCTATGCCTACTTATAAAGCTTTCATCATGAATAAATCTAGTGACCTTGTGCTGTATCTTGGTGGTGGTGTTTTTGGTGTATTGTTCGCCTTCATGCTCTTTATAGGACTATGTATATGATTCAACTATACTTTAATGGCAAACCTTGTGAGATAGTCAGTAGGGACTCTGCAGACGGTACTGTATGCATCAGATACGCTGCCGATCATCCTAACTGGCCATTCCCTAATTATACTTGGGTTAACCCCAGCGTATTGTCTAAGCTTAGGCAGTCTAAACACGCTAAGCGATTAGAGGCTCTACAAGGCGTTGAAGATGCTCCAATGTAGGTCAACTACAATGTAAGGATCATGTAAGTTTAGTGTGGTAAAATAGCAACACTATGTATGCTATGGAGACT